AGTATGTACACACTCTCACCGGCTGACCCTATGCCATTGTTCTATGACTTGTTCCCTCGAACTATGGAGATGTGATCTCTTATTACGTGGTAGTAAATTAGTGAGTTATGACAAGAACAAAAACCGCAAAAGCCAAACAATTAGTGCGTTCTGCAAGAGCAGGAGAACAAAAGGGACCGATATCTGACTTCCTCACACCTTTAGTGGGGGGGGTCCTCAATACCGTTGAAAGTGCCGTAACTGGTGCGATCCTTGGTAAAGGGGGCAGGGGTCGAAGAATGAGGAGTAAAGCTACCAGATCTCGCAGGAATCTGGATGCTCCCATTGCTCGATCAGCTCAGAATAGGTCTATTCAAGCTAACTCATCGAGAGTTGGGGGTGAGGAACAAATCGCTCAAGTTGATATTCCAGCAGGTACGCCTGCTGGGACTATCTTCTTTCAAGTGTTAGTTGCCGCACCTGAACTCGGAACGCGTATTCAGCAACTGTCCAACCTATGGTCCCGTACTAGATTTGAGGGGGCCACGTTAGAAATATTGGCTGCAAATGCATCCACCACTGGTGGAAGCTATGTGGTTGGGTATGATCAAAATCCGACAACGACCTATATAAGTGGTTCAGACATTCCGTCCAGGATAAAGGCTTTGCCTGAGGCCCGGACTGTGAATGCTTGGGAACATACCACTTCGCAAGGTAGGTTGTCTAGACAACTCAACTACAATAGTTTCGACAGTGCTAACGTAGACGATGCCGAGATCCGTCAGTATGCGGACGGGCAGTTCGTGGTTGCGACAGCTACTAATTACGCGACGGCAGCTACCTATACTATTAATGTTAGGTGGCATGTTAGCTTTGAATCACCCAATGTTGCTCCTACTGCTGGACAAGCATTTACCGTCACTATGTCGGGTAAGCCCATAGATGTTATTTCATCTACATCTTTCACAGCTGATTCATCAGTTGTGTGGTCTCCCTCGATACCTCCTGATGCAACTTACACTCTTATTGAGGGTACGTTGATCATGGTTTCATTGAATTCACCTGGGTCTGCTTCAGTTGGCTCTATTACGGTGCTTGGTGCGCTAACAACGTTCCACACACCTACTAGAGGTTTTACTGTTGTAGGCACAGATGAAATTCTAGGACAGGTCCCTACTGTCTTCTTTCTGCCTAACCCCACAAGGGGTTTGAGAACTGAAGGGTTAGCCCTTATTTCTGGGCTGATTGGAGAACGTAAGGTAGTCAAAGGAACTCATGGACTTTGGGAGAGACTTGTTAAGGACCGGAGTGAGAAACAACGCACTAAGGCCCTTATTCAACAAGAAATTGACGAGCGTCTGCGGGAATCTCTTGCCGATTTATCGATGGCAGATCTTGAACTGAGGAAATCACAGATGACTTCCGTTCTTGATCTAACATCAACGATAGATAGGGAAGCGTTACTTCAGGCGGCACGTGCTGTCTAGTTTGCCTTTGGGCAGGCAACCATTGAGTGTGTGGGACTGTATAGTCCGGGATTTATCCATAGCCACTCAACCTCCATCACCGAAATACTCACTGACTGTGCAGGCTCGAAATACGGCCAATCACGAGTGGGGGGGCGGGATGGAGGAGTAGTCATAGGTTGGGCCTTGAGGGCCACATGAC